GAATGAAGGGTCTGTTCAGAGGTATGTAAAACCTCAGACAGAATAAATGCAGCTGCAAAAGAAATACATGGTCAAATTGATTTAGAAAGCATACTAGAAGATATGCTAGAAACCACAAGTCAATTGTGCTATCACTTAACCCTAAAATAAATGCCCTTTTACACATTTGAAAATAAAAAAACTGGTAAAGTTTATGATGAGATGATGTCAATATCAGAGATGGAGAGTTATCTTAAAAAGAATAAACATATTAAACAAAAAATACATACAGTTAATATTGTTGGTGGCATACAAGGTATAACACATAAGAATGACCAAGGGTTTAAAGAAGTATTAAGTAAAGTTGCAGAGGCACATCCAAGAAGTGCTCTTGCAAAAGAACACAGAAAACGTACTATTAAAGAGGTACAAACAGAGAGGGTGATAAAAAAACATGTCGCTAAACGACTTGCAAAATCTAAATAATAAAGTAGAGCAGAGCGAGCAACTGAAACGCAACGGTCGTAAACCAGAGTCGAGTAAGTCAATCCGCTCATTGTTTGAAAGGGCAGGTAGAACCTGCTGTCAGGTCCTGCCCTTTTTATTTGCAGGACTTCTATTATCAAATTGTACAATGAAAGACTACAATTTTAACCCTTATTCAACAATAGTAAATCAAGTAATTAAAACCCAATATACAAAGGAGAAAACTAATGAGTGATATGCCAGATTTTATGCGTGAGTTTGATACGAATACAGATTATGGTTTTACTCCTGTGTCAACTAAACCATCAGAGGAAACTACAAAACCTGCTGTTGGTAAAGAAGATTTAAATACTACTAACCTAGAAATATCAAAAGTAAAAAGTGATGTGTCATCAATTAAAACAATGATGAGCGAAGTTATGCAAATTGTATCTGAACGGGAAAGTGTGAACAAGGAGATACAGGACGCAGAAGCAGAAAAAAGATTTAAAGAGATTGAAAAGATTATGTTACCATTTTTATATAATCTTTCAAAGTCTAATGAACCTTATATACATTGGCCTAACAGAGGACCAATCATCAAGGCTCAGATGGACAAATTATTAAAACTAACAAGAGGATAATATGAAACTATCTAACAACTTTTCGCTAGCAGAGATGATCAAAAGTCAGACAGCTGAACGTAAAGGAATTAATAATAATCCTAATGAAGACAACATAGAAAACTTACAAAGATTATGTGACCATGTGTTGCAACCAATTAGAGATCATTTTGGTAAAGTAGTTTCTATTTCATCAGGATTTAGATCACCAGATTTATGTGTAGCAATTGGCTCAAGCACGACTTCACAGCATGCTTCAGGCCAGGCTGCTGACTTTGAAATCTATGGATTGTCAAATAAAGAATTAGCAGACTATATCGCTGACAACCTAGACTTTGACCAACTTATATTAGAGTATTGGAAACCAGAAGAACCAAATAGCGGTTGGGTCCATTGTTCATATAAGAACGCAGATGATAATAGAAAAGAATATCTGAGAGCGATTAAAGGCTCAGACGGCAGAACTTCTTATCAAAAGGAGTATAGTGCAGAAAAAGGCCCTACAACAGATGATGTTAACGATTCGTTAATGAATTGAAGGGCAACCTAGTAATTAAACGCTTGACACAAGCCGATTTTTGTGTTAAGATGTAGCTATATAATAAGGAAGGTATATTATGTTTAAACATGTAAAATTAAATGAATCTGTTTTGCCTAAAAGTCTAGGCGTGAAAGGTAAAAACCAAAAAGGTATAAGATATTATACCATTGATGGTGTTAATATGCCTTCCGTGACTTCTATTCTTGGTGACATACCAGAAAGAAAAGCAAAGATAATGGGATGGCGTAAAGCTGTTGGCGAACAAATGGCTAACTACATCTCTGTGACCTCAACAAACAGAGGTAAATCAACCCACAAATTAATTGAGAATCATCTTAATAATGAAGATGACAAGAACGTAGGTGTAACCAACGTAGTTGCCCTAGGTCTATTCAGACTAATCAAACCATATCTAGCACGAATTGAAAATATTAATTGCTTAGAAGAATACCTATATTCAAAAGAGATAGGTGTTGCAGGTCAGGTCGATTGTGTCGCAGAGTACAAAGGTAAACTATCTATCATAGATTTTAAGACCTCTACAAAAAGACGTGACGCAGATTATAATTATGGTAACTTCTTACAATGTTCGGCATATGCTAAAATGTTTGAAGAAATGTATCCTGATAAGAAGATTGAGCAAACTGTTGTACTAGCAACGTGTGAGAGTGGTGAAGTACAAGAGTGGTTACATACCGAAGACAAGATCAAAGAACACCAAGAGCTATTCTACAAACACACGCAAGAGTTTTTGGAAAGACATAAAGAAAGTTTAGTAGAAATAACTAAATAGTTATGGATGAAAAAACTAATTCTACTACTTACCTTTCTACTGACTAGCGTTGTATTTGCAGATACACACGAAGAATCAGATATACAGAAATATAATTTTTACTGGAATCAAGTACCAGTTGTTTGTGCTGCTCCTAAAGAAATAGATCGTTGGGCAAATGATAAAGGTTTTATGCCTTTAAGTATTAGTTATGGTAGAGCGAATGGTCAACCTGATGGTGAGATAGTTTATATTGTAACCTATTATATACAACAAGAAACAGCAGAAACATTTGCTACGGTAAGTACACCCACAGATCCAGATGTTTGTATAGTTTTTAGAACTTACAATCTACTTCTTAATCCTAATATTGTGAAGGAAAAAGGCTTGACATTATAGTACAATCTGATATAATATATTAATAAAGTGAGGTAATTATGAGTAATGAAGACTTTGACGATGGTATGAACCATGGTCCAGATACAAGAGACCACGATACGACTTATGAAAATGAGCAATCAATGGTCACAATACCATTAAGAGAATACGACAAACTAAAAGAACAAGGTCAGTATATAACAGACCCGAGTCTTATTTCAATAATAGATAAAATTGAAGAACTAACAAGAGCATTAAGAAAACACATAGTTAGAAAACTATAATGTTAATGAATAGTAAAAAGTTTGCTATGACCATAGAGGCAATGGTAAAAGAGAAAAAAATACCATATATGGATGCTGTCTTAAAATTTTGTGAAGAAAATGATATAGATACAGCAAGCGTAGGACCATTAATTAACAAATCACTAAAAGAAAAATTACAATTAGAAGCAGAGAAGTTGAACTTGATAGAAAAGTCAAGTACAGCGATCTTACCTTTATGACAAGTTATGAAGCATACACATTATACCTTGCTATTAAGTTGCATTTTACCACACCTAATTATGATTATTTCAAACACAATGCTAAGGTAAACTCTAGTCTAAATGCTTTTTTAAAACGTAATGATAGATTTTTCTTTCATAAACTAGCAACTAAATATGGTAATAACTTAATAGATTACTATGTAAGTAATTTTGCTAACAAACCAAAAGTATGGGTAGGAGATTTAGTAAGAGCAGATGGAGATACGATTTACAATAAATGGAAAAAATATAATGAATCTTTTTCATACAATTTTAGAAGTGATTGCAATGTTCTTGTTAATGACATTAACAATAATAATATTCGTTTTGATGATGTCTTCAGCGTGGTTGATGGACAACATCCTAGAATGCTACGATTATTATTGTCGGGGAAAATCTCAATACAATCGTTCATCATCTTTGACAAGATTCTGTCGTTTGTTAATCGTTGGGATAAAGAAATCAAAGAGACTATTATATGGCCTGAAAAGTCATTTAAGATTGCCAAGTTAAGTCCTTTTGTTAAGATTAACTTAACTAAATGTAAGTTTATTATGAAAGAGGTATTTGTGTGAGTGAAGAAAAGAAGTTAACAGAGGAAGAAGTAAGAGCAGAATATAGGGAACATAGAAAAGATAAAGTGTTTGCTAAATGTTGGCCTTCAAATAATGATAGTTTTTATGAATGGTGTTCCCAATACATAGACTATCAACACATTACAAAAAAGAAAAGATGACAATTGAACCAATAAAAGAAAAATTAGATGATAAAATAGCAAAATTAAACTCAAGCAGGGTTTATAAAAAGGTTACACCAAAAGGTGATTTATCATGGTACATCAAGTGGGCAAGTAGTATAATATTAATTATTGCTATGATGTTTACAGCAGTAGAATTGTTTCCTTTAAATATGTTTATTGCTATCATAGGTTTTATAGGTTGGTTAATTGTAGGCATGTTATGGCATGACAGATCCTTAATTGTGTTAAATGCTATATCACTTGCTATCTATTCTATGGGTATATTAAATTATTATTATGGATAAAGTATTTTTAATAGGTAATGGTAAGAGTAGAAAAGATTTTGACTTGACACCATTAAAGAAATATGGTAGAGTGTACGGATGTAATGCCATATGGAGAGATGAATTAGACAAGATAGATGTATTGACAGCAGTTGACAATGGTGTAATACACGAAATATATCACAACGGCATAGCAAATAAGATACCTTGTTGGTTTAGAAACTGGACTAAAGTACCATCACCAATGTATGAGTCTTTAGTACAAGGTATGTTAGGCAAACAAGAACTTGAAGAACTAAAAGAATATGATGTTATAAACGAAAACGAAAGAGGTACTTCACAGGAGTTTGTTATGCACGGTGCTAACTTAATGGGTCAAGTAAAGATATTAAGAAACGCAAAGAAAGAAACACCTAGAGGTGACGCAGATATAATTAAGAAGAAGATTAATCATAATTCGTTATATGTTTCATGGATCAAAGAACCTGATTACTCAAAAGATATTAGAGAGTGTTGGACAGAATACAAAGACCATGGTTGGGCCTGTGGCGCTTCTGCTGGGTTTGTCGCTTGTAAAGAAGAAAAACCTATCGAAGTATATTTGATAGGACATGATTTAGTTTCAGATGACGATAAGGTCAATAATCTATTTGCAGGTACAAAACATTATGTTGCAAAAGAAAATGGTCCCACACCTCATGTAAATTGGGTAGGGCAATGGTATGATCTATTTGCGTGGAATCAGAATATCAAGTTTTTTAAAGTAAACAAAGAAGATAACGAATTACCTACTAATCAACCTATGAAAGAATGGGCAACCTGGGCAGATAAGGGTGTTATATCATATATGACACAGGCACAACTGCTTGACAAGATGAGTAAATGGTGATATAATGAGACTATGTTTGATAAAATAATATACAAAGTATTAGATAGAGTACAATCCACATGTGAGTTTTTGAAAGATAAAATCAAAAACAAAAAGTATCCTAATCCAAAAGATTGGGTAAAAGGTTATAATGAGTGGAAAAAGAAGCATAAATAATACTATAATATTTAAATTAATACATACAACAATACATACAAGGATACATACAAATGACAAGTGCATTAGAAAATCTAAAGAAGTCAAAATCTAACTTTGACATATTAACGAAACAGTTAGAAAAATCAATCGAACAACCAGAAAAGAAAAAATCATACCAAGACGATAGGTTATGGAAACCAGAACTTGATAAGTCAGGCAATGGTTACGCAGTATTAAGATTCTTACCTGCTGTAGAAGGCGAAGATATGCCTTGGCAAAGAGTCTGGAATCATGCGTTTCAAGGACCAGGTGGTCAATGGTATATTGAAAATTCTTTAACAACTTTAAATCAAAAAGATCCTGTTAGTGAAGAAAACACTAGATTGTGGAATACAGGCGTAGAAGCAGACAAAGAGATTGCTAGAAAAAGAAAGAGAAAACTATCTTACTATTCTAACATCTATGTTGTCAGCGATCCTAAACATCCTGAGAACGAAGGCAAAGTATTCTTATTCAAATATGGTAAGAAAATATTTGACAAGTTATCAGAAGCGATGAACCCTCACTTTGAAGATGAGAAGGCAGTAAACCCATTTGACTTTTGGGAAGGCGCTAACTTCAAATTAAAAATCAGAAAAGTAGATGGTTATTGGAACTATGATAAATCTGAATTTGAGCCAATTAGTAGATTAAAACCTACCGATGATGAGATTGACAAAATATGGAAATCTCAATACGCTCTAAAGGCCTTCGTTGATCCAAGTAATTTTAAATCTTATGATGAACTCAAAGAGAAACTGAATAAGGTTCTTACTGGAACAAGAAGTACGGAGTCCGTAGAAGACATTGACCTCCCACCTGTCAGCAATGACATACCAAAGTCTTCTAACGGTGCCGTAGAGAAAGAGGAAACGTCTAACGATGGAGATGATCTGTCGTATTTTAGTAAATTAGCTGAAGACAATTCCTAATATCTATCTCTCTCACTTTCTCAAATGGGTAGCCTTCGGGCTACCCACATCACAATGAAGTTTAAAAAATTACCTAATATAGATAGACGAGCATATAAGGGCTTATTCAAGCCACTTAATCCACAGAAATACAAAGGCAACGTAAAGAACATAACCTATAGGTCTAGTTGGGAGAAAAGATTTATGGTCTATTGTGATAAGGTTAGACAGATTGTAGAATGGGGTAGTGAAGAACTTTTTATACCTTACAGAGGTGTAGATAACAGACCACATAGGTATTATCCTGACTTCTATATGAAGATCAGACAACCTAATGGCACATATAAAAAATTCATAGTAGAAATAAAACCTAAATATCAGACAAGAAAACCACAACCAGGCAAGATTAAATCAGCGTATTTTAAGAAGTCATTATTGACATATGAAACAAATAGACGTAAATGGTCAACAGCATTTGCTTTCTGTAAAAAGCATAATATGACGTTTAAAATACTCACCGAAGATCATCTAAAGACCTTTTAAATCATCATAAATAGTAGTATGGCAAGTGTATTT